ACCGGAAGGTGTTTTTTCGGTTCCCAAATGTGGTTCAAGAGTTTGGGTATTTTTTCATGGTGGAGATATACAAAAACCTGTATATTTTGCTTATTCTTTAGCTCCTACCGACCATCAAAATTTTTATGGTAATCCACCACCAGAACCATCCGATGAAAAAACTAGTTCATTACAAACATTAGTACAACCAGATAATCAATCAACACAAGACAATATAGTGGAAGAGCCATTACCAACAGAAGTACCATTAGCAACAGAAGTACCATCGCAAACACAAGCTCCATTAACTATTAGAAATTTTAGCGATAATAATAAATTCACGCAATAGAAAATTATGAGTAAAATAAATCCAGGTTTAGGAACAAATAAATCATCTGACGGAAAAACCATTGCAAATACTAGAAAAGAAGGTTTTTTATCTAGTGTGTTCAGTTTTTTTAGTGTAAAAAACCATGAAAATGGTCCGAATGGTCCGAATGATAAAAGCGTTGGTACAATAACCAATGGTTACAATATAATAGATTTTTTTAAGAATGGAATTAGAGTTATATCGGGTATTTTTTTTATTAATTCTACATCAGTAGAATTAAGATCTCAGGGCGGTGTAAAAATTTTATCAAATGGTGATTATGTTGTAAAAACAGTAAATGGAGACACAATAGTTCAAAAGGGTGAAATGTCTGATAAACAATTAGAAGCTTTAAAAAAGATACAAGCGATATATGATAAAGCAGAAAAGGAAAAAAAGAATGCTATACAATCTACTAAAGGAGATATGGTTCCTTGTGATACTTGTGCGCAACAACAATTAGTTAATAAAAAAAGTGGATTCATAACAAGATTAATGAAATTGTTAAGACGACCAGGTATATTACCGTATTTTGGATATGCTATAGATGTAGTAGAATTTATTTTGAATACTTTTGTAGCTCCGATTTTAGATGTAATAACAGCACAAGCTTTATCAGGTGAAAGTACATGTGGAAATAAAGGTTGTAAAAATGGAATGATAGAATCTCCACAAAAAAAATTAGAAGCTGGAAATAAAGCAGCAGAAAAAGTTTTAAATGCTTCGGTTGAATCTGGAGAAATGGATAAATTGGAAGAAGCTGCTGGTATAAAGGAAAATCTAGTACATCATGTAAATGGAGATATTACTATTAATGTTGGTGGTCCGGTTAATTCTTCTGAAAGTCCTTATATAAAAAGTGGTACTAAAAACGATACCGGAAATGCTAAATTTAAAAAAGGAAAATCTTTGCCACAAACATTATGGGCAACCGGAGAAGGAACAATTCCAAATGTTATAAATTTAAATCCTGTGGTACAGAAAGGATTTGTTAATCTTAACATTGCTAGTAAATTACTTTTAAAAACAGGAAATGCTGGATTGGAATTTTTAACATCTGGTCATACTCACATTGCTGGTGGATCTATAACATTAGTAGCTAGTGAAGGAGAACTTTGTCTTGCTTCTCAAAATCTAACTGTATTAAAAGGAAAAGCAGTTGTAATAGATGCTGACGATAGAAGTGGAAGCGGTGGATTAGTTTTAAAATCAAAAGACACTAAAGTAAAAGGAGCATTAAATATTGAGGGTAATCTTTCTTGTATGGGTGGAGTAACAGTTGATGGTGATGTGGCGGCAAGTCATTTTATTGGTAGATCTATGCGTATGCAAACTACACAATCAGGATCTACTAAATCTATAACTAATGATGCTAATTGGTTATTAACTTCTCAAGCAATGTGTAATGCTGATACTGTATTACAATCAATACAGCAATATGTAATGCCGGATTCTTTATTAGATATTGGTAATGTTTATAAATTGATACTTGAAACATTTAATCAAGTTATCAATTCAACTGTAGTAGAACCAACACAAACTGGGTACTATGTTGGACAATGTTACAATGCGGCGGGAATGGGTGTAAGTTGGGGGGTTATGCCGCTCGGTGGTATTTGGAATTGGAAACATAATCACAATATAACAAATCAACCACATACTCACGATTATTCAATATATAAAGGAGATATGTATGATACATTGGAAGACTGGGGTGGTGCAAGACCAAGTCCTAGTAGTATACCAACACCAGCAACCGAATCTTGTATGGGAACAAAACCCGGTCCCAAATCATTGGCTGGTGCTTGCGGTGGAGGTGGTGGAGGATTCGGTTTTGATGATCCAAATAGCAGAGCATCTAAAGCAAGAAGAAATAGAAATGCTAGATTTGGTATATTTGGAGACGATGCATATGGTCAATATGATTTCGTTAATACTACTCCAGTTAGTGGAAATTTTGGTTATGATGAAGATGGAAATATCACACCGTATGATATTGTAAATTTCAACTTAGGGTTCGATTGTCCATCAGACATATTTGATAATACACCAATTAATGATGATGGTAAGGGAGATGGTAAACCTAAAGATTGTTAAAGCAAATCTTTAAAATTTGGTATTGGAGCAGAAAAGTTCTCAAACATCTTAATACCATTTTGATAATTTTCTGTATTAAAAGGAAATGTATAACGAGTTGTAATAGGAATATTCAATTTACCAGAAACATAATCTTTTTCATCCCAATAATATTTTACATATTCCATTACACTAGAACCATTTTTGTATGAAGACAATTCAGTTATAAATGAATACATGTTTGGATAAAAAACTAAAGTAGCATTCCATTTCTGTTCAGTATTATATATATACTTAGCACTTAAATATTGTATAAAATAATCTGCATGTTCGTCTCTTTTTTTCTGTATAAAATTTTTAGTCTTTTCTACTATGTCTTCATATAATACAGGTTTAGTATAATCATCTCCTTCTTTGCATGTGCTAGAAGCTTCTTTTAATGGAATACCATCATCATTACAAATATAACCATTAATAATTCTACATCCACCAGTTTGAGCAAGTTCTATTTGGGTTAATATTTTCGGTAAATATTCATTTGATATTTCTTTCCAAGTTTCATAAAAATTAACTCTACCATCACCAATAGCAGTTAAATGTACAAAATATGTTTCTAAATAATTTTCATAATCAAAACCTTCTTCCTTTTGCATGGAAACTACAGGTTCAATTTCTGGTAAATTAGCAACCTTTAATAATTGACAAAAAAATGGAATTGGGTCAAATCCATTCAAAGGATTTGCCCAACTTCTTGTTGCACTATTTGCCTTATACCATGATGTAATTGTATCATAGGTAGGGGGAGTGTATTTATGATTATAATTCGGATTTTGATAATAAGCCATATTTTTAATCTAGAAAATTATCTTGTTGTTGTTTTATAAAAATGGTTTTTAAAAATTCCATAATAGCATCCCTATCTCTTGCTGTTGTATAATGCTGTAGAATGATTCTTTCACCATCAACATTATAACCAAAAACAATAAATGTATCGAGATATTCTGTAATTATGGATTTTAATAAATCTAAATCTCTTAATGCTATTGCATTTCGAGTATTATTTTCTTTTAACCATCTATCTAAACTCTTTTCAAGTTCTTTGTTATTTATTTGCCCGAAAATTTTTTCGGCAACCTCTTTCATCGCAACTTCATCGTTTACACTAGATAAATTTCCGGTAGTTGTCTTTTTTGAGATGTTTCTTTTTTTTGGAATAGCCATATTAGTCCTTATATGTATCAGACTTGTTATTAATCCCAAACTTAACCAAATATTCAATAACAACTTCTATGGAACTCGTCTTTAGTTTAAAATTTTCTGGAAAAAATTGTCCCCCATCGTTTATGCTAAAATATTCTTCACCCATATAATTATGATTGTTAAAATATGTTATCATAACCGATGAGAATTTTGGATCAACAACAACCGTCCAACATCTCGGATCGTGTTTAGCATATTCATTAAATACCTTATCAACAACATACCCACTGTCTCTTAGTCTTTTGATGAAGTAACTTATAGTTGTTATTTTATTATTAGCCATATTAAAAACTTACTTGATATACGTTATTTGACAAGTGCAGAAACTATATATTTTAGGTCTACATTTTCATCTTCCTGTGTTTGGAATATAAAAACCTTGTATTCGTTGTTTATTTTCACCTTAATATTAGTTTTACTAGATATTAAATTCTTAAAAACCTCAATGTTTACAGGTATAGGTTTTAATATCTCATCACCAATTACCTTATCGGTCAAAACCATCGATAAATTATCGACATTTTGCATAGTCTTATCGTTAATTTCGCATTTTACCTTTCCTTCTTCGGTAAAAAAGTATATTTTACTAACATCCGATACAAAAGAATATGCAGTCATTATTCTTTTAATCTTATCTTGTGAAATTTCAAATTCTGTATCAAAATTTAATTTTGCTATCTTTTGAACATTCACCGAAGATTCTTTAATTATACCATCATCTACCAAATGGTATTTAAAATGCGTGTTTTCTCCAGAATTTACATCTTTACTATGACATTCAATATTGTTTTCGTTTAAAAATATAGTAAATTCACCATCATCCCCCAAACAATCCAAACCTGTTAATAGTTTTTTAATGTTTATGATGTTGATTTTAAAATCACTCAATTCAAAAGGCAATTTTGTCTTTGCATACAATATCAAAGAATTGTCAGATGGTGTACAAATTGTGTACAAATCATCTTTAGATATTTTTAAAATACAACTTTCTGTTATTTTACTAACAGGTTTTAGTATTTTCTCTAGAATTGTTTTTGGTACAGGTAAAATTTTATCACTCATTTAAAATATTTGTTTGTTTATTGATTGTATTACAATTAATAAAACATTCAACATATTTCTCATAACTTTTTGCAATTCTTTCCAAAGAATTAGCAATCTTTTTGATATTTTTATCTTCTGATGTCAAAATTACAGGTTCACTCTTTTGATTCTTTATTTCTCTTTTACCAATTTGTGGTAATTGATGAATTACTGGTTCTTTTACTGCATTTTCACTCACAGGAGCTTGTGGAAATGTGTATTTTGGTTCTGGAACAAGAGATTGAACAAGTTCCTCTGGTACATAACCAGAGGAACTTGCTGCATTTCTATTACGACTAGGATCAACAACTCTAGAAATAAACCTATTAATGTCTATTTGATTTGCTGGTCTTTCTGGTCTTTCAGTCGATAATTTATCAATCAATCCAAGTTGAGAACTAACAGCTTTTGCTAATTTAGCGGCTTCTAGTGCTTCTTCTTGTGGATTCATATTATAGATCGTTCAAAATCTCCTGCATTTTTCTATCTTCGTCAGATTCTTCAGAAGAAGATTTTGTTGTCTTATCAGCAGTTGAAACAATTTCGGCATAACTGTCAAAATCTTCCTGTACTTCTGTTTCTACAACTTCTGTTTGGTCATTATTACCCAAGAAATGTGTATTCAACAATTTCTTAATGTCATCATAAGACTTGTGATCAAAGATTGAATCCAAATTATTTGCCGAATTATAAACTTCATCGATATTATCGATACCATCAACCTTTGATGGTGACATAAACTTGGAACCCACATAAGTGGCATAACCGCCTTCGTTTTTCTCCACCTTAATTTTAAGGTTGCATCCATTTTCAGATAGATCAAAAACCTTTGCTCCAAATTCATCAGAATCGTCGCCTGTGATAGCGGAATCAATGATCTTTGCTAGTTGTTTACCGTAACGAAGGATTTTTACCTTTCCTTGATTTTCTGGATTGGTTGGATCTTTTATAACCAAAACGTTGACTAGCCAATTTTCATTCCTCTTAATTGGTCTAATCTTTTCGATCTCCGCATCATTCTTTGATGCATATACCTTTGAACGGTATTCATCGATTGGGCATTTCTCTCCATATGTATTTGGACAGAGAACCGAAACGATATTATTTGTCGAAACGCTCTTCCAGATATGACTATAATAGTGGAAGAATGTCCTTTCTGGATTTGTTACCAATGGAACAAGTCTTACAATGTAAGTCTTATCGATCTCTAACTTCATAAAGTCCTTGAAGGAACTTTCTGTTGATGTATTGTTGTTTTTGTTGATCGCATCCTTGATGGATTCGAATAGTGATGTTGTGTATTTACTCATACTTTTTTATAGTAGCATTTGATGTTTTGTTTTGCAAGTTTTCTTTTACGAAATTTTCAATTTTTTTTGTTGCGGTCTTAACGAATGTTTTTGTTTTATGGGAATTGTGGTATCTAACCTTAAAGGAATCAATCTTTTCGACCAAATTGCTGGCATACATATCTCTTTCCTCTTCCAACAAAGAAAATAAAATTTTTTCAAAATTTCCAAGTTCCATTATTGAATATGGATTGATTCTATGTTCCCTGTAGTGATTTATCCAAGAATACATGTATCCATTCCGGAAATTGAGATAGTTTTTTAATTCTATACCATTATCCAAACAAAATTTTCCTATAAAACAAATACTCTCTTTGATTTTATCAAATTGATTTTCTGGATTTTCGTCTTCCTTTATATTTTTATAGACGGTATAGGTTTTTATTGCAGATCTAGTAAAGAAATATTGTAAATTTGGATATTTGTCATCAGGATGAAGACAATTTGGTGCTTCAAAATATTCTTCTATGTTTATATGTGAATATTTTTGGAAAAACAATTCCATTTTTGTCAAATATGTTAGAGTTTCTTCGGACATATCCGAAAAATCTTTTCTTGGTTGAAAAGGTTTTCCTTTTCTAGAGTTTTTTAAAAAGCAGTTGTATATTTTTTTTTGAAATTCGTTCAAGTTTTTTTATTTTTTGGGTTTAATTTTGATCTAAATATTTTTTTGTATATATTGGGTGTTGATTTTAAATATGCGGTTATTATAGTTTGTAGATTGTGTTCGTTTAATAAATTGAAATATATTTTTTGAGTTTTTGGATCGTCTACTAAAAATTTTAGAAAATTTAAATAATTTAACTTTTTTCCTTTTGAAATACAAACAAAAGAACCAAATTTTAATGTTATATCTTCAAATTCTTCTAAATTTAGAGCATCTGATGGGTTTGATCTTTCTTCTAATTGTTGTGATGATGTTATTATCATAATGGTTTTAAATTTTTTGTCAATTCCATAAACAATGGAGTCAATTTTCCTGATGCAGAATGTGTATTTCCTCCACCATCACAAAATTTTTCGGCAAATTTTTGCAAGTCTATAGGATCATCTGATTTCTTTTGTCTTATAACGACTCTATTTGTTTTCGGATTTATAAAAAAGTATAAATCCGAGTCATATTTTTTTGTAATCGCATCTATTGTTAGATTGTTGAAAGAATTAACCTGTACACCTATGGTGTTTTTAACCTTACCCTTTATGTTCAATGATCCTTTATATATTTGAACATTAGATGCTTCTTTATATGCTACATTTTTAGCAAAATCTATTTTTTTTCTTTGTTCTAAAGAAGGTTCTTTGTATCCCGACTTATAATCGTTTATAAATTTTGGAAAATTGTCTTTATAATCCATCCAAAAAAGAACATTTAGATCATAAGACTCGTTAAAAACCATAGAATTTGAATCATAATCGTCTACCAATTCAATTAATTTTTTTTGTGAATCGGTTAATTCTATTTTGTCATCACAAAACAATCTTTTTAGCAAAAGACAATTTGAAGAATATTCTTTATGTAATATTTTTGATTTTTTAAAATCTTTTACATATTCTTCTGATCTTTTATGATGATCAATTATGGTAATGTATGGTTGATCAAGTTCGGGGAAGAAATCTTTTCTTAATGCTAAATCGAAAATATAAACATTTTTAGGATTAGATAATCTTTTTACTATTTGTTTGATTTTATCTATTTCTAAATTTGTTATTTCATTAAATGATACAGTCTCATTCGGCTTAGACCAAATAAAAGTCAATAAACTTGCCGCACCATCCAAGTCTTTGTGTGTAAAAATATGATATGTATCACTGCACATATCACTATTTAATCACATGTCTTTAATTTTCATCATTTAAACTTAAACTTTCTATCAAATCCAACGTATTTATAACCGATTCATTCAAATCACCATCTGTTGACATGACTTGTTTTTTTGGATTTTTTACAGTAAACGATTTTGACACTTCATCGGGATCTTTTAGTGACAATGTATCATAATCTATCTCCAAAACAGTATGACATTGCCTTGGACCAAATCGATTTTTGACAATTCCCATGTGTATAATACCCAAATCAAAGTCTTCTTTCTCTGTCCAAATAGAAATCTGCGCATCTACCGTATGAGAAAGACCCATAGATTCACTGGTCATATCCATATCTGGATTTGGAGTGGAAAATGCACTTCTATTTGCTTGTGTTGCAGAAATAACAGGACAACTAAATTGATATGATAATGCTCTCACACTTTCTGTAATCTCTTTAACAGCTTCATAAGAATTTAAACCATTTGTATTAGGAGAAAGCAAGTTTAAATAGTCCAATACTACCGCATCTGGCTTGATTCCACTTCTTACAAGCTTATCCAAATATGATTTTAGATTTGCGGGTGTTACAGTCTTCGGTGGAAATTCTTTTATTATCAACTTTGCATTTTTATTATGAATCTTATATTGGTTTAGATGTTTTTTAAGAGAATCTGTCTGTAGTTTCAGATCACAAAATGGTATTTGTGATAACTGTGAACTTATTCTCTTTGCATATATTTGTTCTGGCATTTCCAATGAAATTAAAACAACTGTTTTGTCTTGGCTTAGTAGATTCGTTGCCATATTTCCCAAAAATATCGATTTACCAACATTGGTAACACCGAAAAATACATACAATGCCCTTCCTTCTGCCATAAGACCACCACCTAGTTTCTCATCCAGCCATTTCCAGCCAGTTGGAATCACATTAAAAACCTTTTGCAAGTCTTCACAATGTTTATCAATAGATTCTAAATAATCAAAACCATTATTATCAATTAAAGATATATTACAAGCACTCTCAAACTCCTTTAATATCTTGGAAGGATCGATATTTCCGGTTTGTATGTCCAAAGAAGTCTTTACTACAGTAGTCAATACTGACTTTTCTTTAATAAAACGCTCTGTGTTTTTTAATAAAACATCTTTATCATATTTTTTATCAATATTTTTAAAAGATAAAATAGTTTCTTTTAAAGCATCACGTTTTTCTTGGTCTATAAGATGTGTTTTTAGTTCGGTCGTGTTCGGAATTTTTCTATATTCAGAATAAAATGATACAATAGACTCAAAAACTGTCCTATAATTCTTATTTTTAAAAAAAGTAGGCTTTGTATGATGAATAATCGTCTCCAAATATCCTTGATCAAGGAGAGCATTGTATAGAACAATGCTCTCATATAGCTCCAAATCAAGAGGTAGGTTTTTAATCATTTAAAAAATTAAATACTTGGAGTGTTTTCATTCTTAAATGACAATTCTGCACTAAGTTTAGCCTCAAGTAAAGGTAATATTTTGTCCCAAACCTCTGGATTATCTTTGAAGTCTTTAAAGAATCCCAACAATTCTCCATTTAATGCGTAACGATGACCTTGTTTTTCAAGAACACCGTACCCTTCTGCCATTTCAAGGAGTCCCGAATACTTATTTAGACCTGTTTTAAAGTTCAAATACATTTCAGTCTCAAGAAACGGAACGACGAAACGATTCTTTGTTGTAAATGCTCTTAGTGTAAGTCCATTTATGTCTTTAGCCAATGATGTTGTAGTTTCATTAGAATCTTTATTTTTACTATCACTGGCTCTTTCTACTTTCTTTGCCATTTGAACAATCACTGATGCCATATAAAGAGGACCAGAACCTCCTGCTTGTTTTTTAATTGCTGTTGGATGCAATTGTGATGGATCATCGTAGATATGATTTGTGAAAACAATAGGACAATTTGCCTTTGCAGCAGAATGTGTAATAGCTCTCATCATACTCTTCAATGCTTTTGCTCTATTTCCCATGTCTGGTGTATCGCTACCTTCATCAATCTTCTTTTTTTCCTGTGTTGTAATAAGATTTCCGAGTGAATCGATAACAATCAATACTTTTCCTTGTAATTTCTTTTCAATAACAGTATCCAAGAACTTCACAATTTGATTTCTGCATTGTTCTGTCAATTCTGTTGGTGCATGTTTGATTTTCGATGGATCACAACCCAATCTTTTTGCTGTATCTTCATCCAATGCTCCTTCTGTATCAAAATATGCCACGTGCATACCTTTCTTTTGAGCATTTGCCATTATTTTATTAGCAATTAGAGTTTTTCCGCATGATTCTGGTCCGATAAAACCAGAAAGTCTTCCCATAGGAATTCCACCATACAAAGAACCAGAAATAATTGCATTGAGTGCCATTGATCCAGTATCAATCCATTCTTTTACTGTTGAAAGACTGTTTTCATCTAAAAATGATGCCTCTGGATTGAGATCGTCTAGAATTTTAAATGCTTCCTCGATTGTTCCTGTTGTTTCTTGGTCTTCTGTGTTTTCTTTTTTTGTTTTAGCCATATGTTTTATAGTATAAAACAACAAACCCGAAAAGTCAAAAACTTTTCGGGTTTGTTTTTATTATGTATATACCAAAATTCTATTCGTCGAATAAATTCACCACTTTTTGCTCAGTTGCTTGCTGTGGCTGTTCCGGTGAAACAAAAGAATTTGTTTTTGAGAACATTTGTAAATATTGAGCTTGTAATCTAAAGTCAATTGCTTCAATATTACTCAATGTGATTGAGTTTTTCTTATAAGAAAAGGTTACATCGGAATTTTTATCACCTAGAAATTCCCTAAAGAATAAAGGAAATAGTTGTACCGACATTTTTCCGCTGTTATCACCACCTACCATGATAACCACTGGGTTTTTAACATTTAAAACACTATCATCACTAGATGCATCAGGAATTGCCATAATGGTTCTTCCTACAGTATCTAGAAAGATAATTGGTGTCGTTGTATTGTTTGTTGTTTCTGTTGTATTACTCATATCTTATATATTTTAATACTATGTATTAAAATGTCAACTAGTGTAAATATAAAAAATGAAGAATGATTTTAAGTATGATGGAATAAAAAATGAATGGGTTCATAAATCATTACCTATATCTATTGATAATGAGTTATTTATTGAAATGAACGACGATGAAATTACATCTTTAGTAAATTCGAGATTAGAAGATATAAATAATGAAATTAATATTCTTCCTAAACCCCAAAAACCAAAAAAATATTTAAATGATGAAGAACTTGCTTCTGGATTTGCTAAAGCAAGAGAAAAAATACACATGCCTGAATCATTTAAAGATTTTTTTAAGAAAAGAGTTCGGTTAAATCAGTAACTTGTTCACATCCTATTGCTGGTAATGGCCAACCGATTATTTGAAACACTCTACTAATTGGAGGAATTATATTTTTTTCAAACATCTTCCTATAATCCGGTTTTATATATTGGTAAAAATCCTTTGGGAAATCATTTGCAAAAGCAATTGTATCAAATGCCAAACTATTTTTTAAACAATATAGTGTTTTAATTTTTTCTCCACTAGAAATATGTTGATATCTATCTGTTATTTTTAAAATTTCTATTAGTTTATTATGATTTATTGCAGATTTAACATGGTTCGGTGTTCCTTTTCCGAATTTACCATCCTTATCAACAGAATTTATATACTTCTCATAATTGTTTACCTTTTTTCTAGATGAAATCAATTCTGGACTCATATTGCAATATTCTTCAAAACCATCTTGGAATAAACTATTCGCAATTTTTCGGTTTTTAGAAATAATTGCGGATTCAATAATTTTTTTGATCAGATTTTTTGTCTCTTTCGATAGAATAGATTTAGCAACTTCGATTCCTTTATACAAAAACTTGTCAACCTTAGTACCTTCACTATCCAAAATATGCATTATGTAATATTTCTTTTTCTGTAATACTGCCACATCACATATCTTTTCTCTTTTAAAGAAATATCGTGTATCTATTGAATTAAATTTCGATGCCGCCCACTCGTTAATTTTGGTATTTAAAACTTTACCATATTCTTCTATCAGACTGTTGGCTTCAGCTGTTATATTATTCGATTCATCTGTTAAAGATACACCTTTAGAATCAAATACCTTTTTAAATGAGAAAAATTCACTGTCTGTATCTTGATATATGCAAACATCATCAATAGAACCATTGAATCCTTGCTCTTTTAAGTATTGGAATACGATCTCTGAACCCTTTTTAACAACCGATTGACCTGTTAATGTAACACTTTCCGCATGATCTATATCAAAGAGAGGGGAATATATCTGCGAGAATACACCATAAATAGAATTTAATATTACCTTATAAACATTTGACAATGTATCATTGTCGTTTATTTCTTCCTTTAACTTTTGTATCTCTTTTTCATTAGTTGTGGTGCTTAACTTCTTAATTGCATCACCCATTTTATTTTTTGCCGCAACTCTTTCCTTATATAGACCATCAATTAGATTGGGAACAACACCTTTAATCTTTTGTGTATATAAAACATTAGCCTCTGATATTGATAGTTTTTCTTTTTGAACCAACTTATCAAATTTTTCTTTTTCTAAGACCACGTTTTTATTATTCGATAGCTTTAATGTGTATTTGTCATTTTCTATTTTTAGAACTTTACCAATTTTTGTTTCTGGTGAAATATTCAGAGTAATAATGGTATTTGGATATAGACTATTTGCATCGTAGGTTACTACATCCTCGTACAGACCCGGTCTGGGTTCCATTACAAAACCTCCTGCAAATTTTTGTTTCACGTTTTCAACATTAAATGTTGGAATATAAACACCCTGTTTTTGTGCCTGATTTGCTACCGCACCAGTAATCAACGACACCTTTCCCATAGATTTTTCAAATGGTATGAATCCTCTATAAGAAAGATTTCTAACCAATTTCAAAAACTTTAATTTATCTTCCAACTTAATAAGAAGTTTAACGTCTTGTATGTTATAATCTACGAAAGTATTCCAATCTTGATCAGCCAAATCTGCCAAAGATGATGCAACATAAGCAATTTTAGAATCTCCTAGTTCATAATCCGAAATGTAATTCAAACTATATGATTCTCTATCACCTAAAGAAAAGGTTTTATAGACTTCCATATAGTCAATAATGCTTAATCCACATATGTACCATCTGTCCATTCTCTTTCCCATTTTGTTTAGAGATAAGTTCTCAACAAATCTTAATTTGGAAACAGGAGACAAACGCTTTGCCTCTTGGTCATCGAATATGATAGCCAAACGATTTATAATATAAGGAATATCGTATCCACAAATATTCCATCCGCTAACAACATCAGGATAATCAGATTCCCAAAAATCTAAAAACTTTTTAAGTAGGATTTCTTCGTTTGAACATTTTACATATGTCTCATTTGAATTTTTTGAAATATAAGAACCACCAGTACCCCATGTATAATAGTGTTCAGAAAAAGAATCATATATTGTAATCAAATTTATTGGATCTCTAGCTTCTTCTGGTGTAGAAAATCCATCTCTACCATATGTTTCAATATCTATATAGAAAATCTTTAACTTGTTTTTGCTAAAATCTTCCTTTTCCGATTCCCTTTTAAAAGTTTCGAGTAAAAATTGCTGTTCTACATTCAGATTATGAAACAATCTGGTTATTGTAGTACTATTTAAAAATTTACTTCTCTCAAATTGATTCTTGAACTTTATTTTTTTAAGTTTTGTATCAAAAACAGAGACACCATCAGTTCCATCTGGAGATTCAACCAGCAAAAATGGCTCAAAACTACTTTCTGTTTTGATTCTATTGCCATTTTCGTCCCATGTCCAAAGGTGAATACATTCACCCCTTGCATCATAATAAACATTGCGATAACCCATGAGATTATAATAATGTTTTTAGATCAGAAATCAAGAAGATTATAACTTTTGATCAGGATTCAACTCAATAAGTCTAGGAGCCATTTCATTTCTTTCCTTGCTTCCAAATCCGGTGAAATAAATTGCTTCATATTCATTGATATGATCCTCTAACCACAATCCTTCTACGAATTTTCTAGATTTATCGGAATATTCCATATAACGATCAAAGTCGGATGTTATGTGTTCCAATTGATTGATTAGATCATCACCAGACTTAAATTTGAAGTCTGCGTCTTCGTATGTACATAGGTCTTGAAACGCACCAGGTAGTCCTATACCGCCCGATTCGATCATTTTAATGTTACTCTTCGATTTATTAAACACATTGTCCTGTAATGATGCAAAAACCGCATTACAATTTGTGTCATACAAACCTTGAGGATATTCCAACAATGGCGACCAATCAATATATTCCATGTCACCGTTATCGATAAAAGGTTTCATGACTAATGGGTAGCATCCCTTCCAAACAAATTTAAATTTCTTTCTGGCTTTTATTATAACATCGGTAACATGTTTAAAATCGTCATTGAGTCCGGTTCTATTCAACACATCAATATGTGTTCCCGATCCAGAATACAATATTCTTGGTCTTTTTTTGTTTTGCTCGTATGTTTTTTGTATTCTTTCTCTGTCATAGAATCTATCCAGCCAGAATTTTGGAGGATAGTTGGGAATAACTGTTACATTTTTATTTCCGGTCTTGGAAATATAATATTCTTTCATGTACTTGCAAGTAACAGTAATTTCGTCCATCATTCCCATGATTTCCATGATACTTTGTACTATTTTATCATCGGTAAAGGCATCTTTGCATCTATTATAGTCTGGAATGTCATCTTTGAACACGATGTCATCAATTTCGTAAATTAAACGGTTTCCAGTTTGTGATTTAATTTTATGTAATTCTTTAATGAATGCATTTTGTGTTGGAGTTGCCTGTCTTTGCATTCTTACTGCTTTTAATGAACCATAAAAACGCAAATCAAGAATCATTTGAGTTAAACCAGAAATACAAGCCTTTTGGTATCCGTTTAAAACGTACTCTGGCCATATCATTCTCCAAAATCCGCATCCACCGTAGTCCGCATAGTAATTCAATGCTCTCGGCAAGTTACTTTCTGGCATTTCAATCGGTGGCGCAGAAGGAACTCTTACTGGCTTATAACCAACATATGAATAGGTAGGCATACCAACAGGAGTTCCGATTGGCATGGCGGGTAAACCTCCTTTGAATGGTTGGTATTCATATACTACATTGTTATTATTTTCTGATGCGTTTTTAAATTTTAATGCCATATATTATATATTAATCTAGATTCTTGTAATTTCAACTTTTTAAACAAGTTTCTCCCTTATATTTTTCCAATTCTAGTATATTATCAAAGTTATTTCTAATAGAAGATTTATTATGTGATACTATGTAAATACTTTCATTATAATCTTCAACTCTCTTCTTTAAAATATTCATTATTTTATCAATTCCCGATTCATCTATAGCAGAATCGAATAGTTCATCATATATGCTTATAGAAAATGATGTGCCAGAATACAATCTTAACAAATCTTGAAATGCAAACAGTATAGAAATATCGATTCTCTTTCTTTCTCCACCACTAAAGTTGAAATATGAACATTCTTTTCCTGTTGTATTAACAATCTTCTCTTCAAATGTT